TGCCAAACGCTGCGTTGATAAGGGCGACGGTCCTTCCAAAGTGTTCGCACGGTGGGCCGTACTTTTTGTGACGGTCGCGGACGGCTTCGATGGCGGCCTTGAGCGTGCGAATCGCGGCACTGTCCTCAATGTCCGCCGCCTTGAAACCGGACGGCGTTGCCGGCGTGCACCTCGCCCCCTCGCAGCAGCTTTCAGCGGGCGTTCCGTTGAGCCGCTCCAGCACGGCGTTTCGCAGGCTCGCGTTTTGTTCTTCCAGCGTTGTCGTCATGTGTCCCTCGTAGGTCTCGGTCGCAGAAAAGTGGATACGCTCGCGTCACCTCGTGCCGGCCGTGGTCGATGATCGCCATTCCTTGGCATGGCCGCTCTGGTGACGCGACTCGTTCAGCGTATGGCGAGTGTCCAATCACGCTGCCGTTCGCCACGTAGCGGGCACCACGCAGCCAGCCCCACGAGTGGTAGTGACCGAAGATGGTGAGGTGCGCCTTGCGGCCAGCGTCCCACCGTGCAATCGCTTTGCTCGCCGGCAGCGCGAGCCCGTAGACGCCACCTGCGAAACGGATTGAGTGACCGTGCGTAGTACGTACAAGGAACCCGTCGAGGTCCACGTACCCTAGATGGCCTTCAGCGATCTGCCACGAGACGTTCGCGTTCCTCTCCTCGCGGGCCAGCGTGAAGTACATCAGCTGTTCCCACGAATGTTCCAACTCCGTGGCAATGCGGTTTTTCTCGGTGCTGCGTCCGTGGTTGCCGGCGTTGGTGCAGACGATGACCTGCTCGGCGTGCTTTGCCACGCTGTCGATGAGGCCCCGCAGCCGTTCGGCAATCCACCGCGTGGCGTTCATGGGGCTGAGCTGGGCCACCTCGGCACAGTCTGGGTGGATGTGCCCCGTGATGAAATCGCCACCCAACCAGACGAGCACGCGGCGGATGTCTGCCTGGGTCCTCTCGTGCTCAAGGCACTCCAGAAACCGCTCTTCTAGCTCTGCCATCCGCAGCTGGCAGACCTCCAGCGAGTAGTCGTTCTCGCCGTTTACGGTCTCGGGCAGAACGCGTTCCTCGCAGTGCACGTCGCTCAACATCAGCACGGCCGTGGCGGCATGCCTGCGACCCTTGACAGCTTTGGTCAAGGGCTTGCGTTTCGACGCCTGCAACCCTTGCAAACTCACGAGTGCGTCGGCACGCTCCCGCTCGCGGTCGATTTGGGCAAGCGCCGCCTTATACCTGTTTCGGTATGAAGCGATCTCAGCCCGCAGCCGCGCAAGCTCGGCATCGGCAGCCAGCTGCTCCGCGGACGCGACGTGCTCGAGCACCTCGTCGGCTAGCGTTTGTTTAGCCAATCTATGACTCCTTGGCGTCCGCAGGTTGGCCACCCTCGCTCCTGGCAGCATTGAATCACGGCGTCGGCGTACGCGTTTTTTTGGTGAACGTTCGCGTCGAATGCCTGGCGAACGCGTTCTAGTTCTGCCTGCGCGTCTGGCGGCAACCGCTCGGCCCAGCTTTTGAAGCCGGGCTTCCTGCCCTGTGCCCGCAGGAGCACGTCATCAAGAAGACTTTTTGTCGGTGCCTTTGCCTTTGCCACGCTTGGCTCCCTCCTTCGTGGGTTTGCTGCGGCGCAGGACGATCTCGCCGTCTTCATCGGGGATCGGACACGCCCCCTCAAAGTCGTCGTCGTGCAACGGCTCGGCGTCAAACTGCGGCTTGTCCGCCTTGGGCTTGGGCACGTCGCTCTTCCTTTCGGGCGTTGCTGATCGCTCGACGTACTAACAGTTTCCCCACAGCGTCAAGGAACGGCAGGGAACGCTTTGCCGCTTCCTCGCGGAGCCAGCCGACTACTGTGCTTTCGTTCGCAGCTACCCAGTCGCAGCCCTTGCTATCCATCGTGCGTGCTCGAGCATTGCAAGAGCAGTTCGGCTTGGCGACGATCCAAAGCGGCCAGCCTGCCAAAAGCTTTTTCAACTCGGTCCCAGGGCCGCCGGCAGGAGGCTCTGCGTGCTCGCCGGCTGGCCTGTGGGTGTGGCAGTCGCGGTAAATCGCGCGCCCGTTTTCGATGATGGTTTCTGTGCAGCCCATGTCAATCAATAGTCAGTGTGGAATTTGAAGAGTTATAAGTGGCGGTAGCGCCACCCGCCCCAGTCAGCGTTGGAGCGTACGACTGAACAGTGGAGCCGTACAAAAGCTTGAACTGCTGCCCAGAGCTTGGGGCAGAAGAGAAATCAACCGTGAGGGTGGTATTAGTGAAGGTGGCTGTGTTCAGCCCAGAGGGACCAGATACCACCGTGGTAACCACCACGGATCCCCCCGTGATGGAAACGCTGCCGGTCATCGTATTCGTACCGTCGATTTGCAGCGTCCCGGCGGAGTTGACGATGCTGCCTGAACCAGAGAGGGAATTGTTGACGGTGGTTGTTCCGCTGCCGGCAAACGTGGCAATGCCGGTGACGGTCAGAGAATCGATGGACTGGTCAAACCCATCCCGGTCGTAGGTCGCCAGTTGAATGGTGACCGGAGTAGTGGGGGCGATGCGGTCGTTGAAGTCTGGCTTCAGCGTGCCCGTGACCAGGGTCAGGGATGTAATGGAGGTTGGAAGGTCACTCTCCAATACCACCGTCCCATCGTTCCCCGCAGAACCGATGGTAAATGCAACCGCAGGGTTGGACCCACCCAAGGTGTCCTGCCAAGTGTTGCCGAACCTCGCAGTCCCACCAGAGCCAGCCTGGAGCGTCACATCTCGCCCAAGGCGGGTGGTGTATGACGTGGCAAAGATGGCTGTCCCAGTCCCGATTCCCCCAATAGCAACAGTCCCACTCCCAGCGGCAACGGTCCACGCCCCGCGGCTCATGGTGACGTTATCCAAAAAAAAGTTCGCACCTGAAGTAGATGTTCCGATCAGCGGCATGCTGGATGAACCGGAGACATCCCCGATCGGGCTGGCCCCGGAGGCACCAACATCATCAGCCACTACTAGCGTCCCCGTTTCGACTTTGAGCTGGCCCGTAAACGCATTGGCCCCGCTAAGTCTCCACAGGCCAGTGCCAGTCTTCACCACAGACAGGCCGGACGATGAGTCCTGAATGACACCTGAAATTTCGTTTGCTTGGGTGCTAGTGCCTGACAGCGTCAGCTTGCGGTCGCAGCTTCCGGCGTGCGTGATGTTCGACGTTAGCACGAGCGGGCCTGTGCCGTTAGCCTCTATTACGGCATCACCGCGAAGCTGAATTACGGCGTTGCTCGTGTGGCCAGCTTCCACATAGGTCATGGTCGTCACGCATGAATCAACGCAAAACCCGAGCGTGATTGTGATGTTGTTGCAGCCAGAAAAAGTCAACGCTTCTGCAGTGACGGCTTGGTCTTCCCAGCAAACCTTGATTTTCAGCTGCGAGAAATTTGAGCCGCACGGCACGGGCTCCACGTTGAACGATTCCCAGCACAGCAGAAACTCGACATCAGTTGGGTTGCAGTTGCTGTTCGGCTCGACGAGCACTCCGTGAACGAGCACTGGCGAGGCTGTAGTCACCGTCGCAGTAACGCGGAAGGTGCCCTCCGACCACGGGCTCTTACGCTTGCGTCTAGGCTGGTAAAACGTCAGGCCAGCCCCCTTGCTTTCCACTTCTTCGCAGCAGTCGCAGTCGAACGGCTCACGGCAGTCGCACTCCACGCAAGAGGTTGTTCCGATGCCTTGAAACGCTCCGCCAAGCTCTTCGCACTCTGACTGCGTTTTGGGCGAGCCCTCGACCAACTCTCCATCGATGCAGCACGCGCCTTTGCAAGCGGACTCGCACGGCTCTTCATCGACCAGGCGAGGCGACACGCAAAGCATCTCGTCTACTGTCTCGCAGGAAACCAGACCATCTACGTTCTCGGAGCAACACGATTTCGGGCAGCCGAAGTTGGCGCACGATCCAGACAACACCTCGCCGAGACATTCTTCGGGGGACGCATCACTGCACTCGCCATCAGTGCAGCATCGCGAAAACCCCCCCACACAGCCTGGGTCAGCGGCCGTCAGGACGCCAACCGTCGCGACGCCGTTTGAATCTGGGCAGCACACCCATGTTCCTTCGCGGCCCTCCACCGTGCCGTCGTCGTTGATCCATTCGCCGCCGCAGCATTCGCCTACGGAGGTTCGCCATACGCCACCGCAGCATTCACCGCAGCACGCAACGTCGACACGCACTAGCTCGTTTAAGAGGACGAACGTGTCGCCCTTTACGAATATTTGCGTCATGAAGCTGTCGCGCAGGTAGTGGTGTTAAACCACTTAATGCAGCCGCTCGAGTCGTGCCCGAGCAACTGCGTGGCAGTCGCCGCGTAGTTAGGCACCACGGTGAAATCGACGTTGCCTACCTCGCTGCGGCACGTAGCGTTGCACGCGTTTTCGTGATTGACGACGTACCATCCAAATCCGTTGTTTCCGAGCGCGACCCATCGTTGCGTGCATGCCGTGTGGGTCGACATGGAAACGAATTGATTTCTTGCAACTACCGTTGCGACTGACGCAATGACATCTCCGCCGTGAATTGTCACGACAGCGGTAGTGCCCTTACTCCAGCTGCAAGTGCTGTCGTACCTCGCCAGCAGCAGCCTGACGCCAGGATTGGAGCCGGAGAACTCCTGTCCGCCGGCAGACCGGTTGATCTTGTTGCCCTCGACCGCACGGACAGCAGCCCCTATGCGTTTGGCGTCGTCACTGGAAAAGCCGTAGATCGACGCCATGGGCTACTCGCTGAGAATGACGTACTGCACCGGCTGGGCCGCCGTGTGGCTGGCAGCGGTCACGCCAGACAGTCCAATCGTGATGCTCTTGTCCAGCCGCAGCGGGCCCGCGACGTCGTTCCGCTGCAGCCTGGCGAAGCCCTGCAGGGTCGTGCCGTCGTAGTGGCCGATCCGCACGTACTGCGTGCCGGCCGTCGCCGTCGCGATGTGCCGGAAGGCGGCGTATCCGGCGGTTGTGAGGGCCCCAAGTGACAGCGTTGTAACAGCTGTTCCAACCTCGACGACGCCGCCGACGGTCAGCCCCTTCGCCTGGTCGATCTGCTTCGACTCCGAGAACCGCTCCTCGAGGTTGCCATTCGACAGGTTCAGCGAGACGGAAACTTTGATTTCGTTGGCCATGCTAGATCCTCAAGTCCGCAAGTAGGTTGGAAAAGTTCTTCTGTTCGTACGGGTAGACGTAGAGCAGGTCCGGTTCCTGCCCGACAGGTTTAGCCTGTCCTGTGTTGTCGAGCGGCACCGGGCTGGAAACTGGGTTGCCGGCCTTGTCCTTGATGACGACACGCTCGCCGCTCACCAGTTCGTTAAAGCCGGCGTCGTAGTAGCCGATTCTCCACTGCTTCGGGTTGTAGGTGAGTTCCACCGTGACGCTCCAAAGCTGCGTCGCGTCGTCAAAGTCCGCCGTGAACCCGGTCATCCGTAGCGTGTTCTTTGCCGCACCGAGAAAGGGACTCTGGTTTACGGTGTTGAGCCAGTCATAGAAGCCCGGCAGGTTCGGGTCCAGGGCGTAGCTGTTCGTGTACTTCATGACCGCAATGGCGGTCTCTTCCTCGAGCCCGTCGACCGGGTCGCCCGCGGAGTTCGTGATGGGCTTCGGGTTGATGCCTTCCACGTCGCGCGACTCGTTCGCCGGGACTGTCACCTGTGAGGAACTAATTGAGATACGCTTCCAAGTGCTGGGCTCCTCGCCTGGCTGGTCCTCTTGGTTTGCTTCTTCGTCAACGCCTTCGTACCGCACGTCGATCTGTACGCCGCGCTCCGTTCCCTTAAACCAAGAAAACCGACGGCTGGCCACGTAAAGCTTGTACGCCCCGAACAGAAATTCATCGTTGATCTGTGGAATCTTTTCGTTGCCCAGGCCGGGCCACGCGGCCGTGCTTTCGGCAACGTCGGTAAAGCTTGGGTTCTTGGTATCCGTCTTCGCGAGCAAGACTCGCTGGCCGGACCGGCGCACTTTGCCCTTGTCGGCCTTCGCCTCTTCGACCGCGTCCTCGTACAGAATGACTACGTCTGTGATTGCCATTGGTCACGCCATAAGTGAGGCCAGGCCGAACTGCTGGCCGAGGGACGCCGCCAAGGCGTCCGGCAGGTCTTCGACGCCGTCGGCCGTCCGCTCAGTGTTGTCTGCAGTTTTCTTTGCTGGGGCGTCGTCAGAGAGCCGCGGGTCGGATCCGCGCAGGATGGAGTTGCGAAACGACTCGCCGCCGGACGTGCCGGCCACCAAGGCTTTAAGCTCCTGCATGGAAACCTTGACTGCATCGGAGACTGCCTTGGCTGCAGTGGGCCCGGTCTGTGCGATGTCTTTCGCTACGGTGGCCGCCGCCTCGCGCTGAGCGTTCGCAAACTCAGAGTCAAACGCACCGAATGGGTTGCCCATGTTCTCGGCAGCTTGGGCGAACGTCTGGCCAGCCTGCTCGCCGTACATGCGACCCATGTTTGCGGCACCGGCGGCAAGCTCGCGCGCCCCCTGGCTGCCCTCGGCAAGACTCGCGGCGAGCCCATCAAAGCCCGCAGCCTCTGCCAGCGTGGCCATGGACTTCATCACGCGGGCCACGCCACGCAGAATAATTGCAAAGGCTTCGTTGAAGATTTGCCCGATCCTCGAGCCTAGCGCCATAAACACCTGAAAAACGCCGGTCAGCAGCGTCGCGGCACCGACCACCATACGCAGGCTGAACACCAGCCCGTCAGCCATAGCCTTGGCGACATTGAACCCTGACGTGTTCTCTGCGAAGAACTGCACGAAAAGACGCGAGACGGTGGTGATGGCCGGCGCGAGCCCGGCGACGAACTGATTGATAAAGCCTTCGAGCGGCAATGAGAGACGCGACAAGGCGTCGTTCATGATCTCAATGCCAGCCGTCTGCTGGTCGGTCATGTTTGCGCCCAACCTGTCCCGCAGCTTTTCTACTTCGGAAATCGCACCAGTCGATGCCGCGGCAATCAGCCCCATGGCTTGCGCGCCGGACTTTCCGAAAATGGCAACGGCAGCAGCGGATCGCTCCGCGGCAGTTGGCAGTGCCATGATCCGCTGAGCGATCATTTCAAACTGCCGCTGCGGGCTTTGGCCTTGCAGTTGGGCAAACGTCAGCCCAAGCCGAGAAAGCGAGTCCTGCGCCGCCTTGTTCCCGCGGCTCGCCTCTGTAACGCGGATGCCCAGCCTGGTCATCATGCCGGTCATCTGCTCAACGCTGACGCCGGCTTCATCTGCGACCTGTGACAGCGTCTGGAACGTGCTGACGGACATCCCCAGCCGGGACGCCGACTTGCTTGCCGCATCGAGT